GGGGGATCACTCCCCCTCCCGGAATACACCCAGGGCGCCCGAAAAGGAAGGAACTTCCTCTTACTTTGCCCTGGGGAACGGAACTGAGGTCACACTTGGTACTGAAGCTCCACGCGCTAGGTCCCCGCGTGTCACGGGTCGGGCGGGACCTTGTCCTCAACATGAAACATAAAGAGAAAACCAGCAAGTGAAAAGGGTTATTACCCTTAATCAATTGGATGGTGGACTCTCATTTCCATGGAAGACAATCCTTGAAAGCGGATGCTGCACAGTACTTCGGTATTCTCAATAAATCCTTTGCAAAACAAGGGGTTAAAGAGACCATAAAATGGAACAAAGCCGTAAGACTTTGTTTTACCAGGTACATAGCAGGTTGTCCTCTAGAACGTCTTGAGGGTGTCTCTCTAAATAAACACGGACTTCCGGAAAAGTTTTACTTTCTCCACAAGTACGTGCTAAAAGGGGGAACCCTCGAGAAGAGGTTCCTGTTGACACTTTTAAATGTCACCAGGAGTCTCACACTGGACCCTGAAGGGGACTTAGAGCCAATTATTTCACCTTGGAAAGGACACCTACCCGAAGATATTGGTAGGTTTTCCAAAAGTGGAAGAAAGTCTCTTCGTCTCCGTAAGATCCTGTGGTTCTGGAAACAACCGCATCCGTCGGCAAAGAGCGGACCCAACGGGCATGCAATCTTAACCTCGTCGTTCGACGCGGACCTGCTGTGGGCGGAAAGGGCTCAGGAGTCAAAACTCCTTGATTCCTTAACCACCATAGCGGGACCTAGTTTGGCGATGAGGGTTCGATTGCTAGCCAGTACTGTCGGGGATCGACCCTTTAGTCACCACTTTAGGAAAGCGTTTAATTTAAAGGAGACGAGAAATTGCCTCCGACGCTTAACCTACATTAGTGATAAAGAGGGGAAGACCCGGACAATCGCAATCTTTGATTATTGGTCACAATCCGTCCTTAAACCTTTGCACAACTCGCTTATGCGGTTGTTACACAAGATTCCGGAGGATTGCACCTTTGATCAAAGCTCTTGACTATCCAAGATCCCAAACAATCTCGACGGTGCCTATAGTTTTGACCTATCAAACGCGACGGACCGATTCCCTATGGAACTTCAGGAAAAGGTCTTATCGTGGATGGTAGGGGAAACTAAGGCGTCTGCGTGACGGGATATCATGACTGGGTACGAGTTTTCGACTCCCGATGGCCCTGCCCGATATAATGCGGGACAGCCCATGGGAGCCTACAGCTCATGACCCATGATGGCACTATGTCACCACTTTGTAGTCCATTGAGCCGCGTGGAGAGCGCATAAGCGCCCCCAAGGGCTCTATGTCCTGCTCGGAGACGACATAGTACTATTCGATCATGATATCGCGCGAGAGTACAAGAAGCTAATGGCTGAGTTGGACGTGCCCATTTCCGAGATGAAAACCCATGTATCGAAAGATACTATGGAGTTCGCAAAACGGTGATGGCACAGAGGGGAAGAAATAACCCCCTTCCCAATATCGGCAGTCAAAGAAACTGTTAACCGATACTACTTGCTACATGAAACTTTGCAAGTAGCTCAGGCCAGAGGCTACTCGTACCCTAACGCGGAAGCTAGAGTAGAAAGTTTGACCTCACTTTTCGATTTGTACTATCCGCCGAAAAGAAGTAAGCGGCTAGTACGGCTCGGAAAGGTCCTCGATTCCTTGAAGTGTTACCTCCAAGGCTCCCATACATCGCAGATCGTATTAGATACGATCGACGATGAGTGGGGTACGCCCGAAGAGAAACGCGGTTGAGACCGTGGGATGAAGTTTTCCCTAGGCCTTCCCGGTATCCCTCAGGAGATCGTGACAGAGGGGGCTGAAAGAATTAAGAAAGAGCTCAAAATTATGCTAGAGACTCTTGAGAGGAAAACAGCCGACGACCCTGGCGTGAGCCTTATATTCAAAGCGGCTCACCCGCTCTGGTGACTAACTGAGCATATTGATAAGCTCAGAAAGGAACTAGAGTCCAAGGTCGCTGACCGTATCTTTTCAGGAGACTTAATGAAAATTTATGATTGGGTCAAGGAATGACCCATGATATCTTTTCACCTAGCACAACCGAGAGCTCAGACTAAAATTCTATCAGCCCAGTCTCGGATGGTCAAGGCTGTACTGGCGCTTAGCAGAAAACCAGTCGGCCTAGATCCAGGGCAAGAGCCCGCTTGAATGAAATTATTGCGGGCGGCGAATGAAACATCGCCGAATCCAAATATTCTCTTTAACCCTGATCCAGACTTTCTGGTGGTCTGCAAAGAACCCATCCAGCTCTGAAAACCCGAGGAGAAACCTTCCTAGGACATGGAAGGACACCTCCCCCGCTTAGCGAATTCTTTCTAACGAAAGAAAGCTGTTTAATGGTGGTAGGCCGGTCCCTACCTGGTCATTAACACTGATCAGTGTAGAGTCGGTCCTCTACCAAAGAACAGTAGGCTTGCTAAGCGTGTATTCCGGGTCCCC